GGTGGCCCGCCACTCGCCCCTCTCCAGCATCGCCGTCTTGTGGTGCTCCGCGATGGGCCGCTCGCAGCCCTCGCAGTGATACTCGGCCGTCTCCGGGCGGCCCTTCTGCCAGCGCAGCCGCTCGAACTTCAGCCATTGCATCGCCCCGCAATGCGGGCACGGCACGAAGAACCGGCGCTGGTCGCTGGCCTCGTATTCCCGTTCGATTCTGCTTAAGCCCCGGATCGTCGGCGTTGAGACCAGCAGCACCTTGCGCCGATGGGCGAAGGTCAGCGACCGCGCCTCGGCCAGAGTCACCGGATCGCCTTCCTCGTCGGCCGAGGCCGGATAGGCATCGACCTCGTCGAGGAAGATGTACCGCGCCGGTGTGGACCGCAGCCCGACCGCCGAGTTCGCCCCCGTCATGATCAGGATGCCGCCCGCGAACTCCTTCGACAGCATCGTGTTGCCCGCGTCGCGGGACCGCGCGGGCTTCACCCGCTCCCGCAGGTCGGGGCTTTCGTCGATCAGCGGGTCGATCCGCTGGCGCGAGTTGCGCTTGGCCAGTTCCACCGTCGGCTGGACGGCCAGCATCGGCCCCGGCGCCTGGTGGATGGCGAACCCGATCCAGTTGTTGCCCGCCTCGGTCGCCCCGACCTGCGCCGCCTTCATGAACACGATCCGCTGCGTGGGATCGCTGGGGCTCAGCCGGTCCATGATCTCCCGCATGTAGGGCGTGCGCACCGTGCGATACCGCCCCGGCTCGGCCGAGGCGCGGCCCGAGAGCATCCGGTGCCGGTCGGCCCATTCCGAGACGGTCAGGACCGGGTCGGGCCGCAGCCCGTTGCCCCAGGCGCGCAGGATCTCGCCCGCGCCGTCGAAGTCCGTCAGGCTATCATCATCACCGGAAGTCAGGCCGGACCTCGGCGAGTTCGTCGAGGTGGGCACGGACATGTTTCTCCAGGACCTTCTGCATCGCGGCCGGTTCCACACCCAGTTCCGCCGCCATCAGCGCCGCCGCGCGCGCGGGCCAGGTCACCCACGCGTCCCGTTCCTCCCGCGCCAGCCGGAACACCAGCGCCAGCGCCCGGGCCCGCTCGATCAATTCCCCCTTCAGCTTCTGGAGCCGGAAGCGTCGCTCCTGCGCCTTCAGCACCTCGTTGGCGGTCTTCGCCTGCAGGAACGTCGTGCCGCCGCCCACCGCCGGAACCGCCAGACCCTGTTCGCGCAGCGTGTCGCCGACAGCGGCCACCGCCGCCTCGGGGACGGGCTTCAGCTTCGGCGCGGGCGGCTTGCGGGTCTTCGACGGGTCCGTCGTCTCGGCCCTGAGCCTGTCGGATGCCGCCGCGTCGATGCTGCCATCTTCATGCAGCACGAGCCGGCCGGCGGTCTTCGCTTTCTGGATCGCGCCGCGCGACAGCCCGGCACGGGCGGCGTACTGGCGCTCGCTCATGCCCTGCATCGACGGCTCCGTTTATCATTTAAGATCATGTGCTTATCGAGTTGATAAGCCTCGCGGACAGAGCGAACTTCGATCCCACAAGGACGATGCAACTCACCCGGAGCCACCACGATGACCCGCAGCAAGACCGACCCCGCCGCCGCCCTCGACGCCCTGATTCTCGAGATCGCGCAGCGCCGCTTCTTCCTCGAAACGCTCGAGACCCGGAACTCCGACCGGCTCGATTTCCACGACGTCGCCGTCTGGGCGATCCGCGACGCGCTCGCGGAGGCCTACGAGGCCGGACGCCGCGCCGCCAGCCAATCCTGAAAGGACCACGCCATGAGCACCACAACCATCCGCATCGATCACGCCGCCCTTCCGGTCCAGTTCGACCGCTCCCGCCCCGACGCCGTCGCCGAGGTGATCGAGGCGGCCCTTCGCGAGGACGGAATCGCGGCCGAGGTCTCGGACGTCATCTCGCACCTCAAGATCGAACTGCCCACCGCGCAGCTCGCCGCCGCCAGCGCGTCGCTGGCCGGGATGGGACTGATCTGAGCGGGATCGGCCGGAAAGCAATCATATGGCTCTGAATTGCCTACACTTTCCGGCACCGCAGAGCGATCCTGATTGCACGAGGACGATGCAACTCACCACGGAGCCACCACGATGACCCGCCGCGCAAAGGACAACACGAAAGCCCTCGACGCCTTCCTCGCCGCGAAGGCCGAGATCGACGCGATGCTGGAGCGGCTCGCCGCCCTCAGCGCGGAGCATTTCGAGACCCACCCCGACGAGATCAACTGGGGTCATGTCGGCACCCTGAACCACTACCGCGCCAAGCTGCGCGAGATCACCGACATGGCCTTCAGCGAAGGCGAACACGCCGAGTGAGACGACCCGCTCCCGGTCCCGCCCGCCGACTGGCGGGCTCGACCTCGTAGAAGGGCCCGCATTCCGCATGCCCTGATACGGGAGACGACGATGACCAAGCTTTCCGATACCCAAGCCCTGATCCTGAGCGCCGCCGCCCAGCGGCCCGAGCACTTCGCTCTGCCGCTGCCCGAGAGCCTGCGCGGAGGCGCCGCCGCCAAGGTGGTCGGCGCGATGCTCGCCAAGGGCTTCCTCGAAGAGGTCGACGCCGACCTGCGCAAGGGCGAGCCCATGTGGCGCGAGACCGGCGATGGCCATGGCGTCACGCTGATCGCCACCGACGCAGGCCTCGCCGCCATCGGCATCGAGCCCGAAGACGCGAACACCGCGCCTGCGAGCGCGACGGACGCGCCTTCCGAGGAGCCCGCGCCGGACACCCCCGCCGAACCGGAGGCCGCGCCCAAGACACGCACGCCGCGCGAGGGCACCAAGCAGGCCACGCTGATCGCCATGCTGCGCGCGCCGGACGGCGCGACCATCGAGGAGATCATGGCCGCGACGGGCTGGCAGTCGCACACGGTACGCGGCGCGATGGCCGGGGCGCTGAAGAAGAAGCTCGGGCTCGAGGTGACCTCGGAGAAGGTCGAGAACCGGGGGCGTGTGTACAAGCTTCCTGCCGCCTGACGCACCAGACCCCGACAAGTTGATGGCCGCCGTCCCGCCGGGGCGGCGGTCGATCATTTGGCGCTCCGCATCCGGATCGCCTCGAACACCCGCCGCAGGGCGAAGGACCGCGCTATCGACACGATGGTGAAGATGGCGCCCATCTTCAGGTTCTGCGCCAGCGTCGTGTGCAGGCCGAAGACCGGAAAGATCAGGATCTGCGTTGCCACCGCGACCCCATAGCCGACGATCACGTTGGCGACGGACTCCACAAGGGACATGAGGCGGGATTGCTTCATGCCGCTGCCTCATCCATCGGCCAGCAGTTCAGCCGCCAGAGTTCGCAGCGCATGCGCCGCAACCAGGGGGATCGAGCGGGTGAACGCCACGGGTTCGAGTGAACCCGCGAGGGCCATTGCCACAGAGCCGAAGCCGGTCCACCCGGCGGGCCAGCCCATCAGCGCTTCGACGAACAGCGGGTTCAAGGTCCGGCGCACATCGCAGGTATCGCTCCCAGCCATCGGCGTCACCAGGACCTGGCGGCCAAGCAGGCCGTTGACCGGCGTGTTCTCCAGTGTCGTCGCCCCATCCTTGTGATCCCGCGCCGTCGGCGTCATCCACATCCCAGCCGAATGGGTCAGGTCGGCCGACCGGCGGTTGCCCGCGCTCGGTTTGCAGCCATCGTTCGCCATCGGCGTGGGCCACATCGCGGCCGTCGTCGCGAGGTTCATGCCGTGCTGGCCTGCTTCCTGCGAAGGCGTCGGTTTCGTTTGCCGGTTCTCGTTGGCGCTGGCCCTCGGCGTCGGCCAGAGCCGCAGCAGTTCCGTCCGATTCCCGCCACTCGACCGGGTTCCAGAGCAGGCGCGCGGGGTCGGCCAGCTCGTCTCCTTCTCGGATGGCAAGGATGAAGAGCCGCTCGCGTTTGTGGGGCGCGCCGACTTCCGCCGCCGTGAAGAGGCCTGCCGCAAGCTTGTAGCCCATGCCGACCAGTCCGCTGGCGACTTCGGGGAAGCCGAGGCGGAGATGATGGGCGACGTTCTCGAGGAAGACGAAGGGCGCCTCGACCTCGCCGATGATGCGGGCGACATGCGGCCAGAGGTGGCGCGGGTCATCCGCCCCCCGGCGCTTGCCCGCGACCGAGAACGGCTGGCACGGATAGCCCGCAGTGACGATGTCCACCGCGCCGCGCCACGGGCGGCCGTCGAAGGTGGCAACGTCGTCCCAGATAACAGCCTGATCCAGGGACGCGTCTTCCATCCGCGCCACGAGAGTGGCTGCGGCGTAGGTTTCCCGTTCGACATGGCCCACAGCACGATATCCGGGGATGGCGATGGCGAGCCCGAGGTCGAGCCCGCCCGCGCCGGAGCAGAGGGAGAGGCCGTAGAGGCATGCGTCTCCGGCTCCGGAAGCGTCTCCGGAGGAAGGTAAAGCCAGGTCATGCATGACACGCGGCGGTCTTGCGCTTTCGCGCGGGTTGGGGTTCTGCGTCAGCGCCCGGAACATCGGCGAGGGCTTCTGCATCGTCGCCCAGCCGCTCGGCCTTCACCTGCGCGAAGGTCCGACCATCGCCGTCGAGGATCGCGTCGCGCCCCGTTCCGGCCTGCCAGCGTTCCACGGCGACATCGACGTAAGCCGGGCTGATTTCCATCGCGAAGACGCGCCGACCGTTGGCCTCGCCCGCCATGATCTGCGAGCCGGAGCCGGAGAACGGCTCGTAACAGAGCCCGCCCCGCGCCACGTGCTGGCGCATCGGAATGCCGAAGGCGTCGAGCGGTTTCGGGGTCGGATGGTCCGGGCGCTCGTCCTTGGCGAAGGACGGCATCTCCCAGGTCGAGGGCAGCGTCTGCTCGGCCACCTTCGGCGGGCGGTTCGGACGACGCCAGCCCATGAAGCAGGGTTCGTGCTTCCAGAGGTAATGCGACCGGGTCAGAACCCCGCGGTCCTTCACCCAGATGATCTGCTGGTGGACAAAGGCGCCGGCCCTTTCCCAGCAGGCTTCCAACATCGCCTGGCGGCGCGAGGCGTGCCAGCAATACCATGCGGCATCCTCAGTGATGGCTTCGGCCACAGCAGCGGCGATGAAGCCGTCGTAAAGCTCCGCGCCCTGCGAACTGTCGTCCCAGGTCGTGCCGTAGGACGCCGACCAGTCTTTATTGCGCGTGGGATGGTTCGAGCCGTCATAGTCCACGAGATACGGCGGATCGGTCGCGAACAGGATCGCCCGCTCGCCGTTCATCAGGCGGCGGACGTCCTCGTGGTTTGTGCTGTCGCCGCAGAGCAGCCGATGGTCGCCGAGGATCCACA